TATTATTTTTTGGTTACAAATTATTTAATAAAATTGTAAACTATCTAAATCTTTTGTTGGTATGATAAAAGTAAAGCTAAAAAAACAGTATGCTATAATAATACCATAATCAACGAGGGAGGTAAAAGCATGGCAGAAAAAAACATCTATTTTGTTAATGATGAAGTAGAACTAAAACAAGTGTTAGAGTTTATTTCTAAAACTGACTACGGTGTCAACGTTGACAAAAGTCAAGAAGATGTTTACGCAGTCGTGACTTCTTATAGCCTACCCATTTAAGAGGGAAGAAATGAAAAAAATTTTAGCTATTGATTTTAGTACCGCTAGTAAGAAAGACGAGGGTACAGGGTACGCTTTTAGAAAAGACGGTCAATTGTATGTCGGTTCTATTAAAGCATATAACCCTAAGAAGAACGCTTGGGAACGTACCTTTGACATTGTAAACGCAATTAAAGATATTATTGATGAGTTTGACTTGAAAGATTATCATCTAGCCATTGAAACTCCTATTATGGGAAGAAACAGAAAGCACAGTATTACGCTAGCAAATTGTAACGGTTATTTTATCGGTGCTATTGACGGTCTAGTAAATGGCTATACTTTCATAAATAACTCAAAGTGGTGTAGCTATCATCTTATTTCAGGCAAACGAGAACAACGCAAAGAAGAAAGTCTAGAGCTTTTAAAAGCCACAGGCTTGGTTGATTCTGATTGCAAAGATGACAACATGGCAGACGCTTATAACATCTTGACATATTGTGAACACTTGGGTTAATTGTTCCCTTATAAAAAACAATAATCAAAAATGGAGGTGGTAATATCAAAATATCTCAAAACGGTTTGAACTTGATTAAAGAGTTCGAGGGTTGTCGGTTGACTGCTTATAAACCAGTACCGTGGGAAAAAATGTACACTATCGGTTGGGGACATTACGGTGTCACGGCAGGTACAACTTGGACACAAGCTCAAGCAGATAGCCAGCTAGAAATTGACATAAATAATAAGTATGCACCTATGGTTGACGCTTATGTAAAAGGCAAAGCAAATCAAAATGAATTTGACGCTTTGGTTTCATTGGCTTATAATTGCGGTAATGTTTTCGTTGCTGACGGTTGGGCAGAGTTCAGTCATGCTTATTGTGCTTCAATGATTCCGAAGTATCGTAATGCAGGCGGTCAAGTGCTACAAGGTTTAGTAAGACGCAGACAGGCAGAACTTGACTTATTTAATAAACCAGTATCAAGTAATTCAAACCAAAATAATCAAACAAAAGGAGTAGTAAAAATGTACCTTATTAAAGGACTAGACAATTCAGGTAAAGTTAAACATTGGTATGTTTCTGACGGTGTTAGTGTTCGTCATATTCGTACAATTCGTATGTTGGAAAACTATCAAAACAAATGGGCTAAACTTAATTTGCCAGTTGATACAATGTTCATTGCAGAAATCGAAAAAGAGTTTGGTCGTAAGATTGACATGGCTTCAGGAGAAGTAAAATAGGAGGAAGTAAATGAGCTTATTCAATCTCTCACGCAGAGCGGAAGATGTGAGCTTTTCAACTTTCACAGTCCAAAACCCTACAACTGATTTGTTACTAGGTAAGTTATTGGGCTTAGTTTCCTATTTTGATAATGTTGATTATTCGGAAGCGTCCAAACTTGAAGACTTATTCTTTTGGGCTTTACAAGGTCAAGAAGTATATCGTGTTTGGTATGGTGGTTTCAAGTATTATGCTCAAAGAGTAAATGCGGACCAGTTTAACATTGTAGTTAGAGAACCGAACCGCAGACAGGTCACTATTAGAACAAACGACTATGAAATGTTATTAAACCCTTTCTATGGTGCTAACCCTCAACGGTTTGGGGTAATGTTTGGAATGGCTAGTAATGGAATTGGACGACGTCTTGATTCACAGGCTCAAATCAAAATCTACTGGAAAACTAAAGTATCTAGTGGTTTGAAAGAAGTTTGGGACAGAATTCGTGAACGTCTAACACAACAACAACAACTTGCCAGAGAGTTCAATGGCGTGTCTGTTATTGGTTCAGATGATGATATCAAACAGATTCAGCCAGATTATAGCGGTTCACTACAAAATGACGCAAACCTTGCAATAGAAATTGCTTTGAGTGAGTACGGAATGCCACGAGAATTGCTTTATGGACAAAGTAATGAGGTTACTATTATCGCTTTCGCAATTCAAAAAGTGTTACCACTATTAAAACAACACGATAAGAACATCGTTTTCAACCAAGAAAATTTTGTAGCTTATATATCAACAACGGCAAAAGGGGGAAACATTGAAAGTAAAAGCAGTAAGAGGGATAGCGAACCCGTTGGGAACAATTGATTCACACGGTACTGTTATCGAGTCCATTGCCAACGCAGGCGACGGAGTAGATATCTTAAACCGTCATAGAGAAAAGATTGGTTCTGGGTTTGTTCATCTCGAGGGGGACAATGTAATCTTGACAGGTTATGTTGATGAAGAACAGTACACAGCCGAAAAGATTGAGGAAACAGGGCTTTCAGTTGGCTTTAACGCTAACGGTGTAAAAGCTCGTGAAATTGACGGAGTAGGCTACTACAAAGATGTTACTATTACGGAGGTGTCACTTACTCCGTTACCAAGTAATAAAGGCGCTAAAGTGACAAAAGTAAGAGAAGAAGAAAAAGGAGAACAAAAACAAATGGGTGTAAACGAAACACAAGAAATCATGAAGCAAGCAATTGAAGCAGGTGTAAAAGTTCGAGAACTTGAAGCTCAAGTAGCAGAACTTAACAAAGAGCGTGAAGAACTTAAAAAAGAGCGTGAAGCGTCTATTCCTAGCGAAAAACCTCAAGACGTAGAGCGTAAATTTATGCGTGAACTTGGTTCAAAAATGGCTGAAATGCCTGAACAAGGTTTCTTGCGTGAATTTGCTAATGCTTCAACTTTGAACGTTGTAAACTCTCTTGGGTCTATCACATCTAAATATGCTAAAAAGTCAGGTATCTATGACGGTGCAACTAAGGCACGTTTCCAAGGTTTGACACTTGCAGAGGACGGTGTAGATGATACATTTATCAAAGGCACTTTCGTAGCAGGTACAGATAAAAACAAATCTCAAACTCCGTCTAAACGCTCACTTCGTCCGCAAATGGCAGAAGCATACCTACAAATGGATAAAGCAACAGTCCGTGGTGTAAATGATTCAGGTGCGTTGTCTGAATACGTAATGTCTGAAATGGTAAACCGTGTTATCCAAAAAGTGGAATACAACATGATTCTTGGTTCTGACAGCGGTACTAAAGACAGTAACAACGGTTCTAACGGGTTCTGGGGTCTTAAAGGCGAAACTACTGACGCTTGGACACCACAAATTGAATACACTGACTTGTTCGAGGGTATTACTGACGCAGTTGCACAATGCTCAATTTCTGACGCAATCACAATTGTTATGAGTCCACAAACTTTTGCAGAGTTGCGTAAAGCTAAAGGAACAGACGGTCACTCACGTTTCAACGAACTTGCGACAAAGGCACAAATTGCTCAATCGTTTGGTGCGGTTAATCTTGAAACACGTGTCTGGATGCCTAAAGACGAAGTAGCGGTTTACAATCACGATGAGTACGTTCTTATCGGAGATTTGAACATGGAAAATTACAACGACTTTGACCTCCGTTATAACGTTGAACAATGGCTTTCTGAAACTCTTGTAGGTGGTTCTATCCGTGGTAAAAACCGTTCGGCTTACCTAAAAAAAAACGGATAACTGAGGAAGTTTCAAGAGGTAAAAAATAAGAAAGGGAGTAAATAATGGCTGAATTTAATATTACAGACCGTTATGCTCAACAAATTAAAAATGTGACTAACGTAGGGGAACTTGGAAACTTGTTCCCTCTATTGTCACGTATCCCTAAAGTTGGGGCTGATTTGTTGCAGTCGGTCGATTTAACAGGCTTTCCTGAAGCTAAAGAACAAGGGCAAACTAATAGCGTGTTAGATGTAACTGAAACGAGTTATAAAATTCTCACACCTCGTGGCTTTGGTTTTGGTATTAATCTTTCTGATTCAGGGAATTTAACTGCTGACGGTGTACAAAGTGCATTGAATACAGTACGAGATACTTTATATCAAACAATCGAAAGCCATTTAATTTGGGGTGGAGTTCATAGCTCAATCGCTTCAAGTTCAATTGTTGGGGCGGTTAAACAGAAAGCAAGTGCTAACAAGTTTTCACAATCAGGCGACGATGTTCTTTTTGTAAAAGAAAATGATTTCACGCCAGTTGTTAATGGAGTTACAAAAATTGAAACTTTGAGCTTTAAGCACTATAACACAGAAGAGGGTAACACTTTTGACAAGGTGCTTATTAACCCTTACAAGGGAGTTCTTGCAGGGGACTTGGTACCAGAGTTTAAAGTAATTAAAGATGTTCGCCATAATAAAGTGCAAGTATATGGTACTGTTTTAGTTTGTGGTGGTTTCCTCAAAGACGGTGCTATTAAAGTTTATGAAACAGTAGGAGGATAAAAATAAATGGCATATACGGCAAAAAATGAATTAACCCACGGTCTAGGGTATGGGGTAGTGTTCACAGACCCTACTGGGTCAACGGCAGGTATTCCGATCGCAGGCTTGCGTGGTATTGAAACAGAGAACAACCAAGAAAATACAAACTTCTATGCAGGGTTTAATGCTCCTTATCGTACAATCGCAGGGGCTAAAACAACACAAATTACAGTTAAGTCTTATGATTTACCTGACGACTTTGCAACTCACGCTTTAGGGTTTGGAAGTGTTCAAGGGTTCTTGACTGACGACGTAGCAAATTATAAGCCTTATGGTTTTGCTTATGCAGAGCGTTACCGTGACGACGACGGAACAGGGTACAAAGCAACATTCTACCCTAGTGTCCAAGCTACAACACCAAGTGACACGGCAGAAGCGGACGAAGAAAGTCCAACTGGTAAAGAATACGAACACACAGCAACTGTGACGACTGGAGATTTTACACTAGGGGACAAAAAACGCTTATTTGTAAAATTCAAAGTGTCCGATACAGAGCTAAATACTGGAACAAGTGGCAAAGCATTGGCATTTGAAAAGTTGTTCAACGAACTCAAACCGCTCACAGGTACTGACATCAAAGAGTAATTTTTAAGAGTGGAGGGCTTGGAATTAATAGTTCCCACTCTTTTATTTTAATTTATAAGGAGAACAGAAAAATGAAAAAAGAAGATTTTAAATTTGATTTTAAAGCATTAGAACGTATGGAAGACAACGGAATTTACTTTGGAGATTTGAATGAACGTGACTATCACAGTTTAGCGTTGTTCTTTTGGGCTTGTGCGCCACAATATACACTTGATGAAATTTTGGGTGCTTTAATTGGTGGACTTTTACCTGTTACAGTTGCTGAACTTATGGAACAATTGGTAGACGAAACAAAAAAAGCGATAGCACTAGCAGAGAAGAAATAGGGGAAACCGCAAGAATTACAACACTTGCAATTGTTAGTGCTATGACGGCTTTTAGAGTTCCCTATGAAGTATATAGCCATAGACCTTTAGCGTGGACACTCAAATTAATTTCAGCGTTGACACCTAAAGAGAAGAAGAAAACAACCGCAGAAGAACTGAACAAAGCGGAACATGTGGAGGTAAAATTATGGCAACCACCAAGCAAATCACAGGACTAGAAAAATTCACAGAGAAACAACTTAAAAAAGTTTGGTTAGAAATGGCTGACGCTTTTAATTCTAATCAGAACACAGTAAAACGCAGTTATAAAAGTTCATTAGGTGGCGACTTTTCAGGATATCGTGCAAAATTTGATACCAAGAAAATTACCAAACAAGTTACTAGGTCGTACGGTTCTCTTAAAAGTGGTAATATTGGTATTATTAACGGTTTTCAAGATAAAGAGGAAAGTTGGAGAATGCTGAACGTCTTGCTTCATGACCGCCACTTACACCAAAGATACGGACAAACACTAGTTAAAGCTACTCACGAAATGGACGACAAAACTAAAACTATTAAGCGTAAATTAAGGAGTATAACAAACAATGGCTAAAGAAAAATATGTCATTCAGGCAGAACTGGACACTAAGGGCGTTTTAAGTAGTGCTAGGGAAGCACAGAGAGAAATTAATAATATTGGTCGCCTAGCTAAAGAAACAAACAAGAACGCTCAAATAACAGGTTCTGTGACTATGAAAGACAAAGGTATTAAAGAAACACAAAGAGCTTTAAACCTTGCTAAACAGAACGTAGATAATTTAACAAAGGCACTTGCAAATGCTAAGATGTCAGGTGCTACACAAAAACAAGTACAGGCATTAGAAAGCCAGTTAGTCAAAGCACAAACGCAAGCGACTAGATTAAGCACAGAGCTAGCCAAAGTAGGTTCAGCTAAGGGGTTCAGCTTATCAGGTGCTTTTGATAGTGTAAAAAGTTACGGTTCAAATATGCTATCTACTTTCTCAAAAATTGGGAATGTTGTTAGTGGTGTTTCGGCAGCGATTGGGCTTGTTACTGGTGGAATTTCAAAGGCTACTGACTTGGTTGGTGGTTTTGCTAATAACTTGATGACTACTTATGACCGTCAAATTCAAGCACAAAAGAGCTTGTCAGCTACTTTGTCGGACGGTGCAGAGGGTTACAAAAAATTTAATTCATACATTGATTCAGGAAGTGAGCTACTAAAATCACAACGCAATGACTTGAACGAGTTAGGGTCTACCATTTCAGGTTATACTAGTCTAACAGGCGACCAAGCATTTAAAATTGTTAATTCAATTAATGCCGTAGGGGACAGTCTAGGTCTATCAATGGACACACAGAAGCAATTTTCTTATGGTTTGGCTCAAGCATTAGGTTCAGGGGTTTTACATGCTCAAGACTTCAACCAAATCATGCAATCAGCTTTGGGTGCACAGTTCCGTGATATGTTGATTCAAGCATATAACGAAATTAACCATACTAGCATAGGTTTAGGAGAATTCAAGCAAGCAATGGCTGACGGTGCAATTGATACCAACGTCATGAATAGAGCCTTGGAATTGTTCCAACAAAAAGGGAATGAATTAGTTGCTTCTGGACCTAGTACATGGGGACAAATTAGAGAAATGATTTCTAACGGTTTCAATACAAGTGCTTTGGACGGTTTCCGTAAAGGGTTAGGCGATACAGGTATTGACATGGGTAACCTAGGAAACAACGCCACAACAATGGCAAGTACTATCGGAAGTCAGTTAGGTCAAATGGCAGGTAAAGCAGTTGGTGCATTAACACAAATCATTGACAAAAACCATGACGGAAAAGTGTCAAATGATGAGATGAAAGGTGCAGTAAATGACGCTAAACGAGCGGTTGAAAACTTCTTCAATAAAATTAACTTCACTTCTATCGGTAGTTTCTTAGGTAAAGTTGGTTCGGCTATTAGTTCATTAAGAGATTTGTACAATTGGGCTAATAACGCTTATAGTGCCGTACAAAGTGCTTTGAACCTTTCACGTAACATCGGAGGTAATACTGGTTTACTTGGTAAAGCATTAGGGTTCAGAAAGAACAGTACATGGGGCGACGCTTTTAGTGATTTTCATTGGGGTTGGTTAAGAAGTAATATTGACCCTCTAGGAATTAAAGAACCTACTTCACTAGGTCAAAAAATTCTAGGTTCAAGAAATGGACAGTTACCATTAGACTTGCAATTCTTTGCAGGTGGTAGGGAAGCAATCAGCAGAGCTGTCAATGCTGTCCAACCTTATGCACGAGCAACTAAAGGAACAACGGCAACACCAAACATTGGAACACAAGACAATTCACAACAAGACATCAAGATTTATGTACAATCTAGTGCAGACGGTCGTAGAATTGCGAACGAAATCTATAACAAACTAGAAAGAAATGGGGTTAAATTGAATAAGCGTTGATTTATACTAAAAGTAAGTTATACAATGACCCTAGGTGGATAAAAAAGGCACGTGAAGAAAAGAACAGGGTAGGACATTGTGAGAAGTGTTGGAGTACAGAACACTTAATTTGTCATCACGTTATACCACTACAATGGCAAAACGACATGTTAGAGGTCAATGACTTTTACAAAGAAGTGATAAATGTACCTACCGAAGTTCTTTGCCATAAATGCCACCAAGGAATGGAACGAAGTGGCGATTTGATAGACTATGCTAGAATTATAGCGGAGGGCTTAATATAAGGAGATATAAAAAATGAGTTTAATTCAAGACTGGATAGGACAAAAGAAAGATAATGGCGAAATGATTAAGCTACTAAAGAAAAAAGTGGCTAAAATCGAACATGAAATAGACTACAACAAGGCAGAGAAAATTTTTAACTTCATTGAGGAGTTTATGACTTTGCCTAATAACGAACGTTTTAAAATCATACCATATCACAAGGCGGTGCTTACTTTGATGTATTGCACTCCTTACCAAATTGATGAGTTTGTTGTAATTGTAGGACGTTCGAACGCTAAATCTATTCTTGATGTAATGATAGCCTTAATTGAACTCTTTTTGTTTCCTAAGCCTAATAGCGTTATAGCTTTAATGGCTACTAAAAAAGACCAAGCTGAAAAAATCTTGATGAAGCATTTCAGAGCTATGGGAAACTGTCAAGGTACTATCATCAATAAGTTCAAAAATCAATTCAAGCTGAATAAAGAGCAAATCATCGTAAAAGATAACTCAATTCTAAAAAGCAAAGGTACAGAGATTTCTATCTATGCTAGTAACGAGGACACGCTAGACGGTGGACGTGAACAACTTGTAATCATAGATGAGTTTGGTGCGTTTAAAAAGAACCCTCTTATCACTATTAGACAGGGGCTAAGAAAAAACAAGGGTACGCTTTTTATTTCAACCACAAACAACGTTATTCGTGGCGGTGCTTATGATGATGAGCTTGAAAGTTGGAAAGAATGGGTAAAAGACGATGATTTCAGCCATTGGGTATTCTATTATGCTTTGGACGATTATGACGAAGTAAAAGACAGTTCTAAGTACATTAAGGCTAACCCAGCTTTAGGCTACACTTTAAGTCTTGAGGACATTCAAAAAGACTTCATAGGTGCAATTGGTAACCCTGTAAAAATGGCTAAAATTATCACTAAACGCTTTAACTTGTCAATGACTGACAGCACTACAATCTTTAGTAAGCAATTAGTTGATAAATGTCTAGTACCACCATTAGACTTTGAGGGTCGTTTAGTTGCCATTGGTTCAGATTTCTCTGTTCGTGGCGATGTTTGGGGTACTGTGATAGGTTACAGAGAAAACGGACACTATTATTTTAAAGCTATCCCTATCATGCCAGAGAGTGCTGACGACAAATTTAAGCACTTAGGGGAAACAATAACACACGAGGGCATAAATAACATGTCAGATGAAGCATGGGACGCTTTTATGAGTGCTATGAGTGGCTGTGTTCCTATTGCATTGAATTATGACCCTAACTATGCCAAGAATTTCATAGACAAATTTGAACAAACTTATGACATTGAATTTTATAACAAAGTAATGCAGAACAGTTTTAAGCTATCTAATACCCTAGAAGCCACTCAGAAGCTCATGGAGGAGGGGAAAATACATTTTGATAGTAAATTACTAGCGGTGCATTTAATGAACGCAGAAACGAAAATAAACGATTTTGGGCTTATGCGTATTATTAAAAAGGGCTATACAGATAAGATTGACTTGGCTGACGCTTTAATCAACTTGATGTGGTGGTTCTTAGAAAGTGAAGAAAGTGAGGACTATTTTATTTAATGGGTATGACAGAAGAAGAAAATAAAAAAATGCTAGAGGCATTAAAGACCCTAGCTTTTGGAGGACAAGAAACAAAAACGGTTATACAATATAAAAACAACCCTAACGGACGAAAGACAGAAATAGGGCGAACAGTTACAGAAGTCAATAAACTGCCAGACCGTTCGGCATTGTTGAAATTAATGGAGATTGAGGGCGTTTATATTGACGCAAACGTTAAACTTAAACAACAAAAAGTGGACGAAGTAAGCACAGAAAAAGAACTAGTAGACTTAGTGGAGGGCTTGGCAATTGAATAAAGCATATACTTGGAACGAAAAAACAGGGCTAGACTTTTGTAAAGAGTTGCCACAATGGAACTTGCTCACACGTTCAAACCTTAGATTTTTAACAGGCGACACATCGGAGGACCCTGACAAGTTTGACGTTGGTTATTACTACAAACTAAACGATTTAAGCGAAGTAGACAGAACTAGCCAGTTCCCTAACGATTGGCATAGACCTTATAGCTTAGGTATTAGAATTTATAACCCTAAAAACGCTAGTGGAACATGGGGGTGGAATTATTGGACACATTGGGAAAAATTGCCAGTTAAACCAAACCTCACACAAGGCAAAAAAATGGGTGTTTCAATGCGTTTAACTAATTTTGGTAGAAAACCCTTAGACTTTAATTTAAAACTCTTATACGGCAATTCTGTGGCTTCTGTGGGTACTTATACAGTTGAACCTTGGCAATATATTTTTGTTAGTGAGTTAGTTACGCTACAAACTACGGAAACGGCTGAAAATTTAGGTTTGAGGGTTGAACTTGATAGCACAGGACAAGAGGAACAAATCGGTTTGTTTTTCCCTAAAATTGAAATGGACAAGGTTACACCATACGTCACAACGGAAGAGGAGTACAACTATTTTAAAAGCCAAGACATGGCAGACTCTCGTCCTGTATACACAGGATATTCTGATTCAAATAGTAACGACTTTAAAGATTACGTGTGGGGTGGACAGTTAAACGATGAAAGCTATGAACTGTTTGGAGGAGATACAAAACAGAATGCGGTATGGTGCTATTGTCGTCCTCTTAATCAACGTGTATTGATTGGAATTGATTCAGACATGTATACAAACGCAAGTGGTAGAACAGTTAATTTTCACGTTTTAAACGGTTCTAAGAGCGTGTTTGACATGACAGGGAACACTTTATACCCAGAGCAATTTCAAGACGCTAGACAAGCGTTTGACGGTGTTGGGAACGATTGGGCAACAATACAAGAACCGTTGTATGTAGTAGACCAAAACACGGCAATTGACCCAGTAGCAGGCGAAATGGCTAACGTATGTATAGAGGGTTACCACTATAAACAAGCAAGTCAAGGTTATAGAGTTGATGAAATACCACGTTCAGCAATTTTAAACGTTGGCTACTCTTTAGGTTCTTATTACGTGAATGAAGATTCAGGTAAAGAAGTTGAAGTTATGCGTAACAGGGTTGGTATAACACCTCCACAAGTGTTTGGAGAGCCAAGTTATAGCGGTATGAATGACTGGATGACTACCTACGGACTACCAAACGGACTAATCATGCGACCTTGGAGAGTCAGAATGGTGGACACAGAAACAAACCTCAAAGCAATCAAAGGTATTTCAATCGGTTGGAATGTTTCTCTGTTCCAAAAATACCTAGCAACAGACCACATGAGCGAGGACTGGTTCAGAGGGTATGACAACAAACGTACTAAGGCAATTCCAGACCGTGTTTTGTTCATCAACGACAAACAAAAAAGAGCGTGGCTTTATAAGTACAACCCTACCAAGTCAGCATGGGAACGTTCGGTAGAATACACAATTCCAGCTTCAAATACGGCATTCTTGAAATATTGGACCATTATTTCAAAGGACGGCGCAATGAACGGTCATATAGTTTTCACAGACAAAACTAACGCTTCAATGCTTCAAAACATTCGCCCTAACTGGTTAGATTATGACGAGTTCACTCCTAAAGTGCAGTACGATGAAGTTAAGTATAACCCTCAAATGTTTACTAACTTGTACAATACACGCTATCAATGGTGGGGAATTAAAGACGAAAACCCACAAAATCAGTCTTATGGTCCTTGTGTTCCTTATGAAATGGACTTTATGACAGGACTATGCAAATTAGAAAGGATATATGAATAAAATGTTTTCATGGTTAAACTTTGAAGAGCTACTAATTCATAACCCTATTGAGCTTATTAACCCTAGTAAGGACACGATAAGTGTGGCTATGAGTAAAAAGCAATACATTGAATTTTTCAGTAACAAATACACTTATAACGGTGTATATTATGACGAAGAAATGGACTTCTGTTTATTTTATTATGCTGACCCATTACAGAGCTACAAAGAGGGCGATATGTATGCTCAAGGGTATATTGATGTTGAAATGAAGATATACCGTGTAAAATGGTTGTGTAATGTTTCTATTAGTCGTTTTAACGCTAACTTTAACTTGCTAGACGGTACTAAAGATTTTAGTGGTAATTGGGTAAATAGTGGAGAATGGATAAATGACGGAACATATAAAGGTTTAACGGTTAAGAAAAGAACCGGAAAATGGCAGGGTATTTATAAAAGTCTAACAATTCAAAATTCTGATTCTTATACCTTTTCGGCTTATGTCAAAGGTACTGGAACAAACATTATAAGATTTGTGCTTGTTAATGGAGTAGAAAATCGTAGTTTAAGGAGAACTTGGACTTCTTCTTTCGATTGGACGAGAGACACAGTCACTTTAAAAACTCCAAACATAAAACGTAATGACGTTGTTATCGTTCGTTATGAAATGGTGGAAGGTCAAACATTATGGACAGCAGGACACAAATGGGAACAAGGTTCGATTGCTACCCCTTACATGCCAACTGAAAGCGAAGCAACAAGCGTTGACTTTCCTAAATGGAACGTTTTAAAGACTGAAATGGTAGTAAATAGCAAAAATAAGACAATTACAACCGTTTTAAATGGTGCTTTAGTTAAATGTACAAAAGACAAAGATGTCACAGGTTGGCGAAATTCACAACCTAATGCAAATTATAATTATAGACAACCGCAGTATTCTTTAGACATCGGTGCAGATGACTTTATTATCAGCGGTTTCGGTTTGAGAGGACTAAAAAATGGATAGTTATTTGAACGGAAGAAAAGTAGATGTGTTAAACCCTTTAGACTTAATCGGAGTAGGTCGCCATAAGTTAGAAATACAAGTAGACAAGAAGAACTATTGGAACATGTTCAAAGAGCAAATAATCATTCCAACACCACCAAACAACGGTGTAAATAACTTGTTTAGAGGTGGAGAAATTTTGCCTAGTGAGGTTTATAATGATAACTGGTATAAAACATGGGCTTTCTATACATGGAATAATCAAGCAAGCATTGAACGTAAAAACGATTTATATCCTCAAATGAATTATTTCAGGTTCTTAGGTCCTAATAGTGGTAGTTATGACATTGCTTGTAATCAGTTTGAGAGGGAAGTAGAGTTAAAACCTAATACTACCTACACTTTTCAATTTAATGCTAGAAAGGTAAAAGCAGGCGGTTTGGTGTTCTTCTTTGGTGGTTCTGGTAGTCCTTTAGCAGATAACACAAAGCCTGTATATTTTGACGGAGTTCTGAAAACTGGTCTGGATAAAGATATTCATTTTGATTTAAATAGAGATATCGAAAGTGATTCTTGGGGTTTGCATTGGATTACATTCACAACACTTTCAACGCTACCAACCTCTAAGATATGGAGATTCAGGGTTTGGAACAAGGGTTCTGAATGGCATTTAAAAAACATTCAAATCACAGAGGGCGATAAACCTAAACCATTTCAATTGTCAGAAGCAGACAGATACAAGTACACTCAATACCAAATGGACAAAGGACACAGAGAAATCTATCCTAACTTTGGGTTCTATTATAGTGAAGAATTTGACTTTTGTTGTGCTTATAAAGTCAATATCCATTCAGGTTTTGAAACAGTTGATTTTAACCCAATTGAACAGAGTTACACAATTAGATGTGAAGTTGAAAACTTTGCTCAAATATTAAACCCAGTTAAAGAGTATTATATCAAAGTACCAAGTGAATGCACTTTTGATAATAGCATACTAATGAACCCTACAACAGAAAGAGGAGGTAATTACTTATTAGAATGTAAAGCTAAAGGGTTACACTTACAAGTGTTTGAACAACCTGACGGAGATTATAACAGAAGTCAGAATAGAAAAGTATATACTAACATGTACGAGAACTTGAACACAAATATGTGGAATATCTACGGTGGTTATGTATATACTGGAGAACTGCAAACGTACCAAGTAGAAAACTAATAATAGAGGAGAAGAAAGGTAGTGATAGAAACATTGAAAGAAATAGGTCTAGTTGTATTTATGCAGGTATTAAGTTTAATACTGGAGTTCATTGATACAGGTACATTGAAACCTAGTGTTAGAAAACGTATAGCAGTAGAGCTTATTGTCCTATCTGTTTATGTATCAGGTATGACAGTCTTTAAAGGTATGATTAGTGATGAACTAATAACACTAATTGGAACTGTATACTTAACAGTAGTAGTTAGTCACTTGTATAAGTTCTTAACTAATAAGAAAGAAGAAATAGAGGGAGGAGATAAAGAAGAATAGTATAGTAGTAGTATAATACTAGTGTATATAGT